CACAGCCATGGTGTTGTTTTCAATGTCATAAAACTCAAACACCACAGTGCGTTCATCGTCAATCAGGAATTGTTCCTGTTCCTGACGGTCGGTGGTGCCGAAGACCGGGTTCAGCAACGAATCGGCACTCAGATCCTTACGCGCACTCGCCTTGTACCGTTTATCCTTCTTCGCTTCATCCAAGGACCGTACGATGCGTTGCGCAATCCACTTCGCATCCTCAATGCAGGTCGCCTCCGGATCAACAAAAATGTCAAACGGGGAAACCCGGTCCACAAACGGCTGATCCTCCACCACTGTCATAGACGTGGTGGGAATGTCGGCTGCCACCTGCGCATTGTCAGGCAACTCGCCCGCCATAAACGGGTCTTCGCTAGCGAGACTGTCCATTTCGGTTACAGCCGTCTGAAACATTTCGTCCCGCTCAACGTCACCTAACGTGCGTTCCTGCTCAACGAACTTCCAACCGACCTTCAACCAGCCGTGGCCGAAGATCAGAAAGTCTTTAACGGCCCGTTGGAAAGGCTTACGGAAATCGTGATGCCGCCACAAATAGTTGATGACCGCTTCAACAAATGTTGCCCGATCCTGATTTTCCTCCTTGTTGGGAGAAACAATCACCTTCGGATAGTTGACCGACACAGACGGCGCAATCACGTTCACTGTGCTGAACGCTAGGTTGACTGCCACCAAATCTTGGTTGACAGTCGTCCTAGGCCAATGCTTGCCCCTGTACAGGTCGTTCATGCGACGCCACAGGCTGTCGTAGCCCATTTCGTCACGCCACCGTGCGGCCCCCTCCAACTTGCGTTGAATTATCTCATACTTGTCAGCGCGAGTCAGACGAGCCATCAGAAATATGCCTTATCGGGTAGACGTTCAATGTTGCGACCTGCCGCCTTCGCTTCCTGTTCAACCTTCGCCCCGCGCTGCTTGCGGGTCAAATGCTGTTCATCCGGGGGCAACTGGGCGCGTATCGCGCGACCCGTGTCGAAACGGATCCCTACGAGTTTCTGACGCCACTCCCAGAGGTCTGTGAGTTCATCCGAACCCATAGGCCCCCGAAGAGATTCCGTATATGAAACGAAATCATCAAACGTCGCATCAGGTGGCAGAACCGCCACAGTTACGGGCGCTTGGTGTGCGGTGCAGCGTTATGACCCCTCAGGTCAGGCTGCGGCTTGGACGGCTCAACCTTGCCCGTGACGCCATGCTGGTTCAGAGGCGTCTCACGCACCGAAATCTCACCATAGCCGCCAGTCTGACTGGCATACTTCGGGTTGCTGAACCGCTGCTTCGGCGAATTCGGAGCCGCAGGCTCCCAAATCGGGTTGGACACGACAGAACCGCCGCGCTCCATCCTGTCATTCTGGCCGCTGCGACCATCAACTGTCTGAGTTCCGTTTGTATGAGAAACGAACTTGGACCGTGCCATTAGAAACCTCCTAGGTTTCGTAAAGTATCCTAACGTAATAGGCTAAACTGTCCCACGTACCGTGTTTGCACCGATCCGCAGGTCAGGATTCTCCTCCGGTTTGACCATCCGGGCAAACCAGTCAATAGTCCAGTAGTCGTCCGCGACGGGAGTAAACTCTGGCATGAACGCATACTGGCGCATCTGATTGGACAAAGCCAACGCCATCACACGGTCATCATGCGGGGAACCATTCATCGAACCCCGACTGGACCGGACGTACGTGCGCAACTCCGCCAACGTGTACCGGTCGTGAATAATCAACTCGTCGTTACGGATCGCCATACCCAAATCGTCAATCAGCAACGGTTTCGTAGTCCTAGTCGTCTTCCACCCAAACTCCTGCGACACCTTGGAAATCGACGTGTTCAACGTGCGCTTCCGAAACAGGTTCGGATGCCCCAAATGGCGCAACTGGACAATAGTCGTCAAACCGTGATTGTTTGACTCCACACACGTCAAAGCATCATTATACCACCATGCCAGACGGATAACCTCGTTAGCCAACGTGTCGGGCGGAATATGCCCATGCCAGATCGCAACCTGCTCACCGGAACGCACATCCAACACTTGTGCACACGAATAGTCGCCGTGTATCAGCCCCTCAGCCGTATCAACACCGATACAGTACGGGCGGCGGGGCAGCGGTTCACGCCAAACTGTGAGCATCTTTACGCCATTCCACCGTACGCGGATACGGTTCCCACAAATAACCCATCTGACCCTCTTCAACCGTGCTGTTCATCGCCTCCAACACGTCCAAATCGAACACCGGGTTACCCGACTTGATAAACGCCTCTTCGGGCGTAGACGGATACTCCTGAGCCAACTGCCACGACAGCATCGACTCCTTCTTCGACTGGTACCACGACTCGTCGCGGTCCTCAGTCGCAGACCACGGAAAAAACATTGGCTCAAACCGGTTGGAACCAGTCTGCGACCCAACCCACAGTTCGTGAAAAAAGTTACCCGACCCGTTAGCCGTAGACAGTCCGATAATCCGGCCACCGACATCGGCCACCGGTTCTATAGAAGCCCACGCCTCCTCAGGGTTCGGAAGGAACGCCCACTCGTCAACCACCACCAACGAAGCCGACTCGCCACGGGCAGGATCCGATGCTGAAGGCATCGAAGTGATCTGCGACCCGTTGCTGAACGCCATCTTCTGCTGGTGTTCCACCAGCGAATCCGGTCCACGCTCCAACATCCACTCAGGCATGTGCTGAAAACCGTACTTCGACTTGCGAAGAAGCAACACCGACTCACGCTCCGTACGCGACAGGTCAATAATGTTCTGATCGTCACGGAAAAACGCCAACCAAAACTGGTGCGCCGCAACCAACGTCGTCCACCCAATCTGACGGGCCTTGAGAGTCAGAGAATAACGGTTATCATCCCAATGGCCCAGAGCGAAAGATTGGGCGTTCCGAAGATCAAACAGTATTCGACCGTGAGCAGGATGGGCAATATGCCAATACTTGCGTAAAAAATACGGTTCGTCTTCTGTGCAGCGCCGCCACTCCGCTTCACGTTGAAGTTCACTCAACCGACCCATCAGTTTTGCCCCCATAACGATATGCCGAAATCTGCGTATACTTCCTCAAGAACGTTATTGATCTTTTCCCAAACAGGCTCAGCCACACGCCGCCCTATCTGACCGGGAGTCAACCCCCGACTCCGCAACTCCGGTGTCAAAGCACCTAGCGCAGTCCCAACATTCGACCCCGGGTCAAGACCCATCCCCATCACCCGTCGGGGCGACGCCCTTGGACCTATCACCATTCGCCCGATGCCCCGACTTGCCAACAGGGCCAAAACGTAAGCGACTCGCGTCCTGAGTGTCTCAGCCTGCTTCCTGCGCTCCTCCTCTTCCACGGAGGTCGCATACTCCTTAGCGCCACCACGCTCCGCAGCACGCTTCGCCCACTCGTTATACCCCCTAGAGGTAACATCAGTGAACTCGTCACGGGCGCGCATACCCGGATCCTGAGTAAATGAACCCGGCGGTATCCGCACAGACCGATCAGGCCGCCTCACACCAAAACTCCCCGGATGCCGTATCCCGTTAGTCATCTAATCGAACAACGACTGTAACGTCCGACCCAAACCCCAAACCGTAAAGGCTATAAACGTGAACATTCCCACCAACAGCAGGCACGTCCACCAATCCCTCACTGACACGACTCGCACACCTCAGGGGTTTCCAAACCGCATCCCAAAGGCTCCTCATCATCGAAAGGATCGTACACGTCGTAGGCTTCCACCGCAAACGCAGTCCGCAACTCACCCTCCTCATACGGCACCCACTTGCCTTCCCGCAACACATGCCCCGGTGTCACTGGCTCAACGCTGCCATCCCGGCACCACCCGCCAGAGCGGCACCAGCCGGTGCCAACATGCCACCAGAACCCACCGTTATCAAACCAGCCGCTATCAGAGCACTAATCAACGCGGCACGCTCCATACCAGACATGCCCGCAACCCTGTTAGTCAACCCCTGTACTGCCTCACCCAAACCACCAAAATAGCCCGGTTCGGGCTGTGTGGCCTGTTGCGCCATCAGGTCGGTCAGCATCTGTGAATCCATTGACCGCGCCTCAGGGTTAAGACCCTCCATGAACAATGTCTCTTGTTCAGGGGGAACAGGGGGTGTCACCACATCAGGCTCCGGTGGAGGTTCAACAGTACCCTCCAATATGCCCTTCGCCGTTTTAACCCCAGCCTTACCAGCAGCAATCTGCGCCGGAGTCAACCTCCTGCCGGATACGTCCCCCAACGGCAAATCCTCCTGACCGATACCAGCCATAGCGTTCATACCGCCCATAGCACCCGCACCAGCCACAGCACCCACACCACTCGTAGCGCGATGCTGTTGGAATGCTTCATCCGCCGTCAAACCCTGCATCCCTAACAGCGTGGGACCGCCCACAGCCGGTGGCACCACCTCAGGCACCACCTCCGGCACCTCACCCGGTACCCAATCCGCCGGATCAGGCTCAGGCACAGGAACCACAGTCCCTTCCGGTGTCAACTCCACCCAAACTGGTTCGTCACCAAGCCAATCCAAAACCTCTTCTGGGTTGGCAGAGTCAACTGCTTCCCCAACCTCCGCTGCAGTCTTCTGCACAGCATCAGCCAACTTCTGATATTCCGATTCAGCCGCACCCCAACTATTAGGACCTATCTGCTTCTGAGGAGGGTTACCATACCCACCATAAAACCAGATCGCACCCCCAGTAGCGGCAGCAGCCTTCCGTGGATCCACCATAGGTGGCAACGGTGGCTCAGACGGCAACGACACAGACCGATCAGGAAACCTCAAACCCGACGGCAAATCAGGACCAACCAAACGTGTATTAGCCATTCCGGGCACGCTCACGCTCACGACGCTCAAAACCATCACGCCTAATCTTCCGAAACTTCACCCTACGCTCCTCACGCAAACGACCGATACGCTCCTCCAACGTCTCCGACTCAACTCGCATCCTCAACCACCCTCAAATGCCGCACCTGAGCCTCCAACTCATCAGCCAACTCAACATCCGACAAACCAGAAGCATCACGATCATCAACCACCAAACGACGCTTAGGCGTAAACTTCTCCACATACTGCAAATACAACGAAGCAGCCTGAACAGACCCCCCCACCGCCTGAGCATGCAACGAATCAATCACCGACTGAGTACGCTCAGGATGAATATTCAACTCAGCACAACGACGATCCCACTCCTTAGCAAAACGCTGATCCCGCTTAATCCGCCGAATCGAATCCTCATGCACCCCATTCTCAGCAGCCCACTCATACTGAGTCCTAGGATCCCTGTCGGGACCCTGAAGAAGCCAGTCGAGAAGATTCCGCC